AAAATTTGGATTTTTCTTGCAAACGGTTTAGATATCTTTTTAACTTTTGCAACAGTTTTACGAGCATCAGTAGGAGTCGCAAACTTAATACTAACAGTGTCTTTAGGATTTTCATCTGTGTAAAGTCTTCTGCCTGAACCTTTTGGTTTTTTACCAGTGCCTACTTTAGGATCTGCCACGCTTCATCTCCTTAATATGCTTCTTAATAATTTTAGATTGTTTTTTATGTAACTTTGAAGCTTTACCTAAAGCTTTAGCTACTTTTCGTAGTTTTTTTACCATTTAACATTTCCATCTTCTGCGAGCTTGACGTAGTCTAGAATTGGGATCTCTTGCAGCCTTTGGAAATTTTTTCATTTGACCTGCGCTTCTTGCGCAATAAGATTTTCTTCTCTTCGCTGCAGCAGAACCTTTTTTAACTTTGCCAGTCACCGCTGTTTTTAGTTTTGAACCGGGATTTTTTCTTCTATAGGCAGCGACACCGGCTCGTGTCATACCTGCTCCAGACTTTGTAGGTCTAAAGTTCTTTTTATTTCTTGCAGGCATATTATCCTGTTTCCTCATACCATTCCTCCCATACTCATCTTTTTTCTTTTTGCAAACGTAGCTGCTCTAGATGGTTTAGGTCCAGTATTAGCTACTGCTTGTTTTCTTCTTACGGCACCCGCACGTTGCCCTTTGGACATCGCTCTTGCTTTTGCAATGGGCACGCATTTTGGATACTTTTTTCTTTTTTCTCCACCACTCCGACCACATTTTGGGAATGAGCCATCTTTTCGCTTGTTCGCAATATCGACCCAATTTTCCTTGACCCATGCACGTAGCCCCTTTTTAGCCATTATCTAATTTCGCAACCTTTACCTTTTTTTGCAAGTCCACCACTTCCAAAAGTAACTCGGCCACCTTTAGCTTTTTTATTTTTCTTTTTACCACCTGGTGTAACTTTGCCAGAGCAAACTGCAGATGCATACATATTTGCATATGCGCTTGGGTATACTTTGAATTTTCTCTTCGCAGCAGCCTTTCCTCTAGGACAAAGTTTTGCCATGTTATTTCCTTTTCTTTTTTTTAACTCTGCCACCTTTTTTCATGTAGCCCATTTTAGCAACTACTTGAGGTGCTTTCTTTTTTAAAGCAGCCAAGCCAGGTTGTTTCTTTTTGTCTATTTTTTTCATTTTTTCCTTTTCTTATCAACGTTTTTTATTTTACCTTTATTTTTAGATGCATAAAAAACTTGTTCACCTTTTTTCTTACCATAAGTCTTTTTCATAGACTTCATGATTTTCTTACCTTTAGGTGTAAGAGGCATTATCTATTGATTTTGCCTTTTTTCTTCATCTTGCTACCGAATTTTCCGTAAGACTCATCTCTAGAAGCTTTTAATTGCTTCTTCGTTCTTTTCTTGCTTTATAGCCTTGTTTTTTCTTACCGACTTTGCCGCCTTTTTTCATAGCGCCTCTATCCATAAGTTCAGTTGGCATTCTTTTTGATCTCATGTTTACACCTTGTCCACGTGAATACATCATATCTCCAGTTCTGCCACCCATTCCACCGCCTCTTAAAGCTTTTCTAGAATTTGCAACTTGTTTGTTAAAGTTTGGGTTTGCCATTATTTTTTTCCTCCATTTTTAAATATTTGTGTTCCCTTTATACCAAATATACTCGCCACGACAAGGATCCACAAATTTGTAAACCATGACGGTAGTGTTGAAAAGTATTCGAAGAAAAGTTTTACCTTTTCCATCGCCGCCGGATCGTCCGACATGACCGCCCACATCAACACAATGATGGGCGC